TCTTCATTAAAACTGCACTACCTTTTTGGACTGCCATTTTATTACTCCTATTTAGTTGTCATATACAGTAAAGTCTATATTCACTATACCATGTCTTGTGATACCATCAACCTCTGTCATTGTTGTTGCATTATTTACATAACTCATAACAGATGATGCCCCACTTACAGATATTGTAGCATTATTTACTAAGTTGTAAATTCTTTCCATAACCTCTTTGATTTGCTTTTGACCACGATATTGTGACCAAACTTCTATATTTATATTATATATATTGCCATCTAAGGTTTTAGTTCCGACATTAGTTATTGATTCAGTTCCAATAATTACATAAGGATATGCTGTATCTTGGGGTGCTGTAGAATCAAATATTTTATTATTTCCTACCAAACCATCTAATGTACTGTCGCCTGAAAGTAAACTAAAAATCGCAGTCTGTAAGTCAAAAGAGTGAAATCCCATTATCTAAGTCCTAAGTTCTTAGCGAACATCTTTCCAAATATCTTGGTATTTCTATATGCTTTACTTTGTTTACCCATAAAATATCTTTTAAATTTAGTTTCTAAATCTTCTCCATAATCTATATTTGTACTGACTAATCCTAAACCTTGTCTAATTCTTTTATATTGTATGCTACTTCTTAACATTCCTGTATCTACTCTTGGTGGATTTCCTACTGATGATGAGGTATGTTGAACACCATTTTCTTTTGTTCTAGTTTTACCTGTAGCTGGTGAAAGTGTCATTTCTAATGCTATTTGATTTCTAAAATAACTACCTGTAGCATCTACCCAACGATTCTGTCTAGTTGCAAATTGTTTGTTTACAAAATCAACTCTCTTACGAATATTCGATTTTACTTCTACTCTAATTCCCAAAAGCAACCCCCTCTGTAGCAGTAATCTCTTGATATCTTTCTTTACCCTCATCTACAATTTTTACATTAGTAATCTCAAATCCTTTAGAACGATAAAGAAGTCTATACTTGGTTGTTAGTGCTGAGTAATATCTTATTGTAAATTTAAAACTTCCTGTTCCTCTGATTTGGTCGCCAAATAAACCCTCTGAACCTGATAGATTTTCTACTTTACTCCATACTGTTGTAGCAGTAGACCATGTTGTTGCTTGACCACCACCTGAGTCTGTTCCACCACCCAGTGTTTGTAAAGCGACTCTATTTCTGAACTCGCCAAGATACATAATTAGCCAATGACTCCATATCTATATTTTGAATTTGTTTTATAAGGATTTGTTGATAATTGTTTTACTACATATGGCTCTAACAAAGAAGTTGCAGAGTATGGGGCTTTTATATTTTTTTCGTTATCTCCTCTATTCTCAAAAATATAACTCGCATAAATAAGACAAGCCATTTTAATTTGTTTTGGAATAGCAGTGTTATCTCCATAACCAGCAACATATTTAATTTCAAAACCATTGACTGGTCTTATCCCTGTTGGGTAAGTTGAACCTGTTTGCAAAGTAAATCTGCTTGGAACACTCGCATTATCTAATCTATAATTAGAAGTTGCCCATGTTGTTGCTGTATCATCATCTGAATAATATTTAACATGACTTATTGATGCGACAGGTGAGAAAGGTAATATTATTGGTCTTTTAGAATAAACCATATCAATGCCAGTATACATTCCTTCTTGTATTGGAACATTAGAATCTGATAAATCATCAATAAATAATTCGTATGTAGTTGTGCATAATGTTCTGTGGGTATATTCTTTTGCCCATGAATCTACAGTTAATCTTATGATTCCTAAAACTGTATCATCATCTGTAGAGTCTACTTTTAGGTATGCTTTTAATTCTGCTAAAGTTACTGCAAAGTCTGTTTGAGCTGTTTGTATTTTTAATCCAGCCATAATTACTCCTTATAGAAATATCCAATTACGATAGCAGTAATACCACCGAGCCATGCTAATAATGTAATTGCACCTCTACCTTTATTCATGACTGCCTCTACTTTCATTAGTCTATTATCCATCTTTAACATTTTCACATCAAGTTGAACCATCATCTCAAATAATTTTTCGTTAGTAACTTTCATGTTGCTAGTGATATTGTTCCATTAGTTGATACCATTGGCATTTCAGCAAAAGCCATATATAAATATTTAGTATTTTCACCATTAGCTTTACCATCATTCGTTGTCAATCTAAATCCATTGCTTTCAAAGTTAACTGTACAGTTCGTACTGCTACTATTATCATCAAATTTAAGTGACCTTGTTTTTGTGCCACCTAATCCATAACCTGTTAAACCATCTACTTTTACTGTCCAGTTTTCTGCTTCATCTGAATTTTTAATCATTATCCATTTAGGTCTAAATCCACAATAGACTTTAGTTCCGGCAACATTTCCTGTGCCTGAATAATATCCAAATTTACTGAATCCTTGTATTTCTGCAAAACAATAAGCAAAACATTCATCACCACTTTCATTAATTAAAACGCTAGAGCCTATTGTAAATACAGATGAAGTAGGAGCTGTATCTCCCCATTTATCTGCCTCATCTAGTGTTCTTCCACCATTTGGTGCAAATTGTATGCTATCGGTTTGAGGGTCTGCTACAAAGTTTGTACTCATGTTTAAAATACAACCTCTATCTGCCTCTGCATTATTCTTAGCAATAATAAATTTAGGTGCAACACCAAGACCATGACCTAATGTGGTTGTTCCACCTGTACCTGTCCAGTTAACAACAGAAAATCCAGAAGTAGTGTTTGCTTGTACTGTAGAGTTGGTAGCTCCACTTGTATTTGTAGATGTAGTTCCACCATTTGCTTTCCAACAAGCACCAACATAACTATCACTAGCATCATTAGTATTTGCTATATTTCCAGTCAAAGTAAATCCATCTGATGTATAACTAGCCACATAAGTTGTTGTGTCAACAGAATTGTTTCCACTAGGAATCCAATTCTTAGCTACTCCAAGAGATGAGTTATTAAAAACTGGGTGTCCAGTAGCACTGTAGTTTTTAATCCAAAGTGAATCAGGTTTGAAACCCATGCCATTAATCGTAGTTGTGCTATCGCTTCCTGTCCATGTAGGGCAGTCAAAGTGTACTGATGCTTTTGCTATTGTTGTAAATGCCATGTTATCTCCTATCCATAAGTCTTAATATTCTTTGTGCAGATTGCAAAAAATCCTGCTGGTACATCATATTCAAATATACCGACTGAATTGTCATCTGCATTGCCACTGCTTACTGCTGTTGCTCCAAAATATCCATTACCAAAATTGCAGAATGTATGTTTATCTGTTCCATCACTATTTTCTACTACTGTAATATTTACTCCCCAAAAATCATCTCCTTTAGCAAACGATAATCCAGCATTAGCACCTGTTGCTGGGTTTCCTACATTGGAAGTTCCGGGTGCAGAGAACCATGTGCCATTTTTACCAAACCATATCTTAGAAGTTGCTGATGATAAATCTACTGCCATCATAATGATATCGTTAGCACTTGCTTGAACGCCATAGTTTACAGTTCCACCACCACCATCATCAATTAAGTTTGGTGTGCCAGTCATAGGTTGATAAGTAATTGCTTCGCAACCATTTGAACCTGTTTCAGAACCTGGAATTGCACTAGTACCCTGATTTCTCCATCTTCTGTTAGCATGAGTACCATTTTTTTGAATTGATATTGTAGTACCATTTGCTTGTGTGTTACTACCAGCTGGTTTAAACTCTGCATACCACTTACCATTCTTAAACATTTGTGTGCTATTTATACCTCTAGCATTAGTTGAATTTCCTAGATAAGCTGTACCAGCATATTCTAAAGTACCAATATCATATGATTGGTTGCCATCTAATTGACAAAAATTATTACTAGGGGTATCAGGTGATTGTTTTAAATCTCCATTAACTGTAAAGGTAGTTCCATTGCCTGATGAGTCAGTACCCATAGCTCCAGCATTTTCCATTTTCATAAACCAACCATTAGTTCCATAAGTCACACTCGGAGCTAGGATTCCTTTCCAACCACCACTGGTGCTGTCAGTTTCACCGAATACTGTAGGTGCATAAGCTAATCCATCTATGTTATGAACATGAGTCATAACACCTAAGAATTGATTTCCACTAGCATTATAACCAATATGCCAACCATTAGATGTGCCTGACATTTCTTTATTAAGCTCATAATCATTGTTTTGAGTTATAGCTGTTGCACTAGAAAAACTTGTTAGTCTTTCACCATTTATATAAATTTTTAATCTATCTGTAGAAGTAGATAAGGTACTATCACCAGCAACAACAAGGTGATACCAAGATGTTAAATCTAAAAGTAATCGACTTGTTTCATGGTTATGGGTTACTCCACCACTTATATAACCAATAACTCCTATCTTTTTATCTGACCTGTAATCAATACTAAATTGATTACCACCAGTATTAGTGTTTGATAATAAAGTCTGATTTGCATTTGTTCTATTTAATTTGAACCACATAGATACAGTAAACTTTTTTGCATTAGTTGATGTACTCGTAAAATCTTTGCTTAAATATGATGCCATTATATTCTCCTATGGATTCCATTGTCCTGAATTTTGCATTCCTACTTCTATTGTCATACTAAAACTTCTATCTGAAGTTTGACCATCACCATCAGTGACACGAATTGTTGCAGTAAAAGTAGTAGTCACAGAAGTTCCTGAGTTTGTGCCACTTATTGTTCCATTAGCTGTATTTAATGATAGTCCACCAGCTAAACTACCACTAGCAACACTGTAAGCAAGAGTACCATCACCTGTTGCAGTTACTTGTCGTGATATAGTATCACCAGCAGAAAAAGTTCCTAATGTGCCACTTGCTGTTTGCCAAACTGGTGCTGGTGAAGAATTTAACAATGCTGAACCTGAACGAACTGCTAAACCATCAGGATTCTCAACACGAATAAAATATGTTTGTGTTGGTAAAGTAAAATTAGCAACAAGAGTTGTTGCATTAGTAAATGTTACCGAATTAGCAGATACGATTGCACCAGCACTTGACATAGCCTCAACATTTGGAACACTTACAAAGTTTGCACCTGATATTGTCACATTGGTTGCTACTGCATTAAGTATTACAGTTGGTGAAATTCCTGATATTGTAGGATTAGTGTTTGTTGCTTGGTCTGTAAAACTTAAAGTACCTGAACCATTTGTTTTTATAACTTGATTAGCAGAGCCATCAGCACTAGGTAGAACCCAAATTTTATCACCTGATAAAGCTGGTGCTTCAAAACCTACATAGTTTGCACCCTCATAAAATCTTAATTCGTTATTAGAGCCACCAATAGATAAATTTCCAGCAGTAGTTAAAGCACCACCATCTGCAATACTTAAAGCATCATCACCATCTGTGAATTCAATTAATGCTGTTCTTATAGAATCTGCTTTAAAAAATTCAACAGTATCATTAGCTTGGTCTAATGCCATAATCGTAATATTGGCATCATTATCCTCATTTCTTATATAAAGAATATTGGCACTTGTGTCATACCATAATTGATTGGCATAAGTTGTGCTTGGTGCAGAACTGCCACTTGATGTACTCGCTAATGCTTTCAGGGCAAGATTTAAGTCAGACCTTGTATTAGGAAATGTCTGATTCGCTATATCATAATCGTGTTGGCTCATTTATATATAAACTCCAATTTGTTTAATTTTTGCATACTTACTAACTGCTTTCAAGGTTTCCATAACCTTTTGCTACATAGTCAAAAGTTCTATCAACAACTGCATTACTTGAATTTTTAAATTTAATAGTAAAACCTGTTGCTGTCTTATTAGTTATTTCATAAAAATCACCTGTCGCTAAATTATTAGCTGAGATTCCTAATGCTTGAACTTCTTTAAATGCTGGACTGTAAGTTATTACTTTCCCACTACTAGAAGTTCCACTAGAGATAGTTCCATCTCCAAAAGTTCTGTCAGGCATATCTACTGTTGCTGATAATACAGTTATTGCTGGTGCTGAAGTAACAGTTGTTGTTGTTAAAATTGCTCTCAGTTTAATATATCTTGCTTTATAATCTCCTAATATATAATTTCTATAATCTGTATATGTACTATTATCATTACTCAAAGATATTCTTATTTGGACATTAACATCATCAAATTCTGCATAAGAACCATCAAAAAGACCCTCTCTCGAGTCGAAATTGCCCCCAAAAGCATCAAATAAGGTTGTTGGGTCAAACCTAGTAAAGGCACAATTTACAGTCACTCTTGATGTGAATATGCCACCTGTATCTATTACTGGAAAATCATAGAAACCCTCTATGTTATCTGCTGTGTTTCCACCATCATCAAAATTTCCTGATTGAGCATCAAAGAGTCCACTTGCATCATCAAATAATTCTCCTGTTAGTAATTGTAAAAAATTCACACCCTCTCTTGTAAATACTTCGACCTCATTTTTAATTCCAGCAGTAAAATTTGGGGATTGTGTTGAGGTTGTTACAACATTAAAGTTATAATCAATCTGATTCAATATGACTACTGACTTTGTTGAATTAAGACTTGATATTCCTAATACATCTATGGCTTTTATCATATATGTACCATTTCTTGCTGGTAGAGAAACTGTCGAGGCTGGTTTAGATACTTTTTCAGCTAATATCATTCCCTCTTCAAAAGTAGGAGATGCTGTATCAGGTGTATGTCTAATAACATAATGTGATAAATCTAAATCAGTTATTGGTGTCCACGATAATTCTGCCATACCATTAATAATATTAACTGAGAAATTAGTTACATCTGATGGTGGTGCAGTTTTACCAATTACAGTATGTTGAATAGTAGTAAAAGAAGAATAAACATTGAAAGCATTAACAGACCTTGCTCTTATATTATATATAGAACCATCTTGAGCATTTACTAATTCAAATATATTTCCACGAGATTTTCCTAGATTAATAAATTGTCCACTAACTTCATTAGTGTTTTGTGCCTCTACTTCAAATTCATTTGTTGTTCCCTGATTAGATGAGCAAGTTACAATCAATACAGCAATTGGTGTTTCTGCATAGGCTCTTAATTCATCTGTTGCAATAATACTTGGTGGAGATACATCTGTTGGTCTTGGCAATGTTGTATTATCTAAAGAAAATTCTTTTTCTTCTGCATCCCAGTCATAAACTGCTGATGATGTTTCTTGTAAAGATAGTTCTATAGTCATTTCTCTTGAAAGAGAAAAAGACCAATCTGCAACTTCAAAAATTTTATTATCAAATCCAAGTCTTGTATTAGATATTCGTACTGTATCACCAACTTGTAAAGTGAATGCATTCATATTTACTTGACAACTTAATGACATTTGTTGTCTGTTTTTAAAAAGAACTATTTTCGCAAGTCTTTGAGCCATAGTGCTTGATTTGGTAAAAGGTAAATCAATATCAGCGAAAATAACTTCTCCATCTCCCTCTACAAAAGTTGAAGAAGTGACCATAGGATAATCTGTAGGTTGCCAATTAGACTCATCACTAGTAAATAATCCTTTAACAGTGTTGAACATATCTTTTCTTGATTGTTTGGCTACTAATCTTAATTCAGCTACAAAATCAGATTCATCTAAGCTAACACTAGGAGATGTAAATTGACCACCTGACAATGTAAATTTACCATTAGAATATGCTAATGTTCCAATAAAAGAAGTTAAAATATTGTCAATGTTCTCCATAGGTGCAATATCTGAAAATATTATGCCATGAGATTCGTATTTTTTTTCAGTTCCACCAGCAGATAAAGGAACAGTCGTATCACATAAATTGGCTAAAGAGGTGAATGATGCTGTATCAATATTAACAGTGTCAATTCCTAATCCTAAATTCACATCTGTTAAATAATCGTATAAAACCAGTGCTGGATTAGATGAAAAAGCAGTTGAGCTATTTCTAATATCTAATATTTTTTTACCTTTGATAACAGCACTTATGTTTGGAATACCTTGAAAAACATCAGGGTCATAAGCTAATCTTACATAAATATATGCAATGCCTCTTAGTCTATGTTCATCAGTCCATTTTTCACATTCAGCTACTAAATCTGCATCTGCGAGTTGGTCATTTGAGCCTTTATGAAGTTTTATTCTTACAGTCTTTCTGCCATCTTCATATATTGAATCTGTTGCATAAGTGCTTGGTGATGTGACATTAAATCTTGCAATACCATTCTCATCATTTCCAGAAGATGATAATGTTAGTTCTTCATCATTAAAGTAAACCTCATCAAATGATTGAACTTCATGACTAGCAACTTGAATAATCATATGAACATATTTATTGTTATCAGAAGTTTCTACGAATAATATTCCACCTGATTTCTTAGTTATACCATAAACTGTTTCCCTAGAAATAATAGGTTGCCTTAACATTGTAGAACGATTAGCTGTTTGTGTTTGATAAGATGCTTGTTGTAATGAGCTATTTTTTATTTTTGGTTTAACACTCAAAGCACCAGCCACCATTGTTGCCCCAACAACAATAGCAAAATTAAAAGCACTAAATGTAAATCCACCTCCAACTGCAAGACCGACAGGTGGGTACATAACTGAAATAGCTATAACGACAACTGCTAAAATTGTATTAACTACACTTCCCATTATCTATTCCTATTGTAAATTGTTTTTTGTTCGCTAATCTCTGCGATTCCTCTAATTCTAAGCCATGAAACTGATTCTACATTTAATTCTTTACCAAAATATTCCTTTGCCCAATTATAAACATCATCAAAATTATCATCATGCACTATAGAATCTATTATCCAACATCTATCGCCACTATTCCAAAAATTAAATAACACTTGACCTGTTTTTTTATAATGTTCTTCATGTGTTTCACTCATAAATGCCCAGCTTGTGAAAGATACTATAGAATCTTTATTTCTTTGTACTTTAAATTGATTTAATTGAAATGATTTATCAATGTGACACAAAAGCTGTTCCTTTGTGAGTTCTTTATATTTATCAAACTTTTGATATAATTGCACAACTTCTTCTCTTTCATTCATGTATTTTTTCTAGGTACTTCAACACCTGAACCCCATGCTATTGCTTTATCTTGTAATGATGCTACAAAATTACAACCTTTATCTCCTGAGAATAAATTTTGTTGGTCTTGGTCGGTGTATCTTCTATCTGTGGGTCTTTCTAATGTAATTAATTTATTTTCTACTGTAAATGTTAAAACAGATTGTTCCCCACCATCTGTGAGTATCATGGCATCAATAAAACCTGAGAAAATTTGATAAGGTGTATCGACAATAGCATCAGCATTATTCGTGGTAGTTAATACACCGAAATGAACCTCTACTACCATTCCTTGAGTATCTTCTGTTAAACCAGCAGATAGTATCGATGAATCCAAACCATTTAATTTTATTTCAATTCCACTGGCTCTTGTGTCTGAGGTTTCAACGATTGGAGATATTGATAATATATGTCCTGAACCTAAATAAGTGTTACCACCTATAACTAAGTCAGCATATGTGGTGGCTAACAATAAAGTGCCACTAGTGAAATTCATTTTAATTGCATAAAATGGTCTTAGACTTCCACTAGTAAGCTGTGTACCAAATGCTGAACCTATACTTCTTGACATAGTTCATTATTTCTTT